ATGCAAGGCATCCTGAGAATTTTCAAAATCGATGAACCCAAAAAGGGGATCTCCTCCAAGACCGGCAAGCCCTTCGAAATTCACTCTGCACAGTGCGCGCTGATGACCGATGCCGGTGAACTCGATCAGGTCGGGGTGCTGGATATCCCCCCGGCCCTTCGCGGCAAAGTCTCCCCCGGCGACTTTCGCGGCACGTACGCGATGGGCGTGAATTTCCAGAACGGCAAGATTGGTCCGATCCTCACGGACTTGCAGCCGTTGGTCCCCCGTCAGCCCCCTGCTCCTGCTCCCCAAAAGTCGTGAAGTGGTTGAACCTCGTTGCGTTCGTTTTGGCGGTGCCTAGTTCCATTTCGACCATGTGGGTTCTCTCCGTGTTGAGTGCTCCGAAGCGTGTTCGGTGATGGGTTGTTCGGGGGTCTTATGGATGTGATGACTTCGTGTCCCGATATCGCAAGGCTGGTGGGTGAGTTGTTTGTCTACGCGGCCTGGGGTGTCTTGTCGTTGTGGTTGGTGCTCGATGTGGTGGCTGGCGGTTTTTATGACGTTGCCAAGCTGTGTGTTCGTCGCCTGATGGCGCGCCGTGTTGCTGCTACTCCCTTTAGTGAGCGTGTTCGCATGCTTGAGGCACGGGAGGAACAGGCTGCTGCTTTTCGTCGGCGTATCCGCGAGCGGATTGCCCGTGAGGATCAACGTCATGGGGGTGAGCTGTGATGCGTGCTTTGCTCAAACCACGTCTGCGTCGTGACCGTTCGGTGGGTCCTGGCGGTCGGGTGTGGTTCGGCTGGGCCTGTGAGGGTGGAGGTTTCAAGGGCTTTGGTGCTTCTCCGGTCGCAGCGTTCGTGATGTGGCGTCGCGAGTGGCATCAGGCTGAGTTGCGGAAGGCGCGTTCATTGTCGGGGGGGCCATGGCTGATGGTGCCGTGATGTCCTTGTGGGGGAGTGACCCAGTGCGTCTCGTGGCGTGGTTTGCCGCCGTCGTGTGTGTGTCGGGCTCTGTGGGGTGCGTGCGGCGGTTCCTGGAAGTGATGTTGGACGACGGTTGGTTCTTCGCTCGGCGGCATCTGCTGAGTGCGTTCGGTTGTTGGTATGGGGTAGTTCTTTTTTCAACCATCGGTGCGGGGTGGGGTTGATGTACTGCGTCAAGGCTGAAACCGTCGTGATCAATGGTGCGTCCCTCGATGTGGTCGTCGCTGACCCGGCATGCACTACGCGCCACATAGTTGCAACAAGGGAGGAAATCGGAGGTTTGGCAAACCTCATTCAACCGCTCACGGCCCATGAGGCCGGGCAGTTGAGCACCGCAGTGTGGGGCCTGTTGATCTTGGCCTTCGCGCTCGGTTTGGTGATTCGGTTCGTGTGGACGTCTCGCTCTAACGCTTGACGTGACGGACGGTGAAAGCGTAGCCGGTTGTGGGGCATCGTTGTGAAACGCCCTCCATCTCCGGGTGCGCTGTTGCACCGTCACGGAGGTCCACATGGACATGAAGAAGGCGACCCAAGCGGGTCTGGTGGGTGTGGCGGCTCTGGCTGCTGCGGGTGGCGCGATGGCGCAGTCGACCGGTATCGACGTCTCGGTGGTGACCACCGGTATCGATCAGGCGAAGACGGCCATCACCACGGTGGGTGGTGCCCTGATCGGTCTCGCGGTGGTCGTGATGACCTATCGCTGGATCAAGGGCTTCGTTGCGGGCGGTTAAGCCCTGACCTGGGCCGGGGGCAGAAATGTCCCCGGTTTTTTCATGCCCGAAATGATTGATTATTCAAACAATATCGTGATGCTGGTGGGTGTTGTCGCCCTGTGGCTCATGCTCACAACTGCGGGGATGCGGTGATGGCGGGCATTCGTCGTTGGTGGGCGGTGGCTGTGTGGCTGGTGCTTGTTTTCTCTTCAGTCCCTGCGCATGCCTCTATTCCTCTCCAGACCACTGCATACAAGGCTGGATCTCCTGCGCCTTACGACTCTGTGGTTCCGTCGATTGATCAGGCCTGCTTGAATGCGCTCGCCTACTTCAATGCTACGTTTGGTAATCGCTTTTCGCTCGTAGGGTGCTCGGCTGGCGCGCCCCCTCAGGGTGCCCAATTCAAGCGTGATGACGGGGCCACGGGGTATGGCCAGTCGATCATTACTTTGACCGGTCAGCAGATTTGTCCTGCCAATAGCACCAAAGTAGGGTCTTCGTGTAGCTGCAATTCGGGTTGGGTGGAGAACAGCACCAGTACCGCTTGTGTGGTTGCGCCGAATGACTGTCAGGCGCAAGCTGGTCAGTCTGCCGGTATCTGGAACTATGACGGGGGTTATGGCCCCAGTGCAAACGCATTAAATAGTGAGATTTGCAAGGCGGGAACGGGTCGCCGATGCATCGTCAAGGTGCCCGACGCTGAATGCAAACGTGTGCGTTTGCAGGGTGTCGGCAATCCGTTTTGGAAGTGCTCGGGTGAGGGGTTCTACACGGGTGGTTGGGGTATGGGGGCCGCGTGTGATCGCTCGACGTCGTCTGATGGTGACGGTGGTACTACTCCCACGCTTCCGCCTGTCACTGTTGATCCAGTACCTGACCCATTGCCTCCTGGCACAGCGGCGCCGTCGGATTGTCCTGCTGGTACGTTTGTTGGGTATGTGAATGGCAGTCGAGTCTGCGCGGAGGACCTGTCTAGCCCTACAGAGACTAAGAGTCCTCAGGCTGGGACCGACTCAAAAAAGAACCCCGATGGGTCTACCACGACCACCACTACAACAGGTGTCACGCGGTGCGAGAGTGGTGCCTGTACTACGACCAATAACACTACCACCAACATCACGGGTAATCCGAACAGTACATGCCCGCAGGGAACTACACCTAGTGGTCCTAACGGGTCTGCGTCAAGCTGTACAGGTACTAGCACCAGCAGCAGCACGAAGGGGCAGTCCGTTTTCTGCAAAGAGAACCCTGGGAGTGCGCAGTGCAAGGATGGTGAAAGTGCGTTCTCAGGGTCTTGTGCTGGTGGCTTCATTTGCAAGGGTGACGCCATACAGTGTGCGATGGCGCAGGAACAGCATCGTGCTCGCTGTGACTATGAGAAGTGGGATGCCCCCTGGAAACAAAACGGGATAAAGGACATACAGGCGTCCGGTGATATCTCGAAAGAGTTTTACGTCAACGAGGGGTCGACCGGGAACAGTGCTTGGACGTCGTGGTTAGGGTCTACGTCGGTCAGTGCGGCTTGTCCCGCTGGTTTCCCTATGCAGCTGCTCGGTGAACAGTACACCTTGTCTTTGAAGCCTTTGTGCGATGTTGGTGAGGGCGCAAGGCCCATCGTTATTGCAGTTGCGTTGCTTTTAGCTCTTCGGACGTTCTTGTCCGTCGTTACCAGAGACTGAGGTCTTCTATGCCTTTCCTTGTCGGCATCATCATGACCGCCCTTACAGGCGTGGTCGGTCAGATTCTCATGCGAGTACTCACGGGATTGGGTATCGCGTTTGTGAGCTATCAGGGCTTGAACGAGGCGTTCACTGCGGCGTCAGACATGATTAACGCGTCCTTTGCTGGTGCTCCTTCGAACGTGCTCGCCATCTTCAAGATCATGGGCATCTATACAGCGGTGCAGATCTACCTTGCCTCGTGGGGTAGCGCTATCGCGGTCAAGCTCTCATTTCGTGTTTTGAGGTTCAAGAAATGAGTAACCTTTTGATCACTGGTTTGCCCGGTGCCGGAAAGACCTTGCGGGCGCTGCTCGAGGCGGACAGGTTGTCCAGTGAGGGGCATCAGGTCTACGTGGCGAATGTGCGTGGGTTGAAGCGTGACGATTGGAAGGTCTGCGACCCCAAGGACTGGATGAGTCTTCCGGATGGTTCGGTGGTCTATGTAGATGAGGTACAGGACTTCTTTCCGATGCGGTCGCCATCGCACCCTGTGCCCGAGGCAGTCCAGCGGCTAGACAAGCATCGGCATCGCGGTTTTATCTTCATCTTCACGTGCCAGTACCCCAAGCAAATCGACTTTGCTCTGCGTGCGTTTGTCGATCGACACATCCATTTGCGTCGAACCTTCGGGCTTCCGAATTCGGTGGCTATGGAGCTCAATCGGTGTATCGACATCGATGACAAGGGCGATCTGAACAAGTCAATCAAGACGACGTTCACCTATCCGAAGCACGTCTATGGCTGGTATGAGTCGGCCACGGTTCACAACATGAAGGTTCGGATCCCCGCTAAGGTCCTCGCCTTCCCCGTCCTCGTCATCGGTTTTTTGGGCTTGTGTTGGTTCGGGTATCAGCAAATTTCGGGGTTCGGTGAGAAGGTGTCGGGTGTCGCTAATCCGCTGAACCCCAAGCCGCTCGGCTCGCAGGTCGCAAGTGGGTCTGTGGGGGCGGATCAGGGCAATCCGTTGGTGCAGGGTTCGTCTGTCGCTGCCGTGCGTGACGTTGCCAGCTTCAAGGCTTATCAGCCTCGGGTGGACGGGTTGGCGTTCACGGCGCCGCGGTATGACGATGTCTCGAAGCCTGTTCGCGCGCCCTACCCTGCTGCGTGTGTGTATGCGGCTGTGGCGGTGCGTGAGGGTGCGCGCAAGGGGTGCAGGTGTTACACGCAACAGGGAACGCCTTACCCCGTGTCGGAAGCTATGTGTAAGGACTTTGCTGCGAACGGGTTCTTCTTGGACTTCGAGCCTGACGGTCGCCAAGGGGGTGCCGAGCCGCGAGAACGGCCGCAGCCGCGTCTAATCGTTGGTGGTGGGGGTGGAGGTGCGCCTGCGGTCTTCGAGGCGCCCCTGCCGGTGCAGCAGGTTGCCTCAAAGTTTGGAGGGTCGGGTCGATGAGTCAGGAAATCACGATCAAGGGTTTGGAGCGGTTCACCTCCTGGTGGGCGCTCGTCGGTACCTTGGGCGCAGGGGTGGTTGGCTTGGTCGCCATGCTGCACTGGTTCGCGCTTGCTTTGGCTAAGTTGCTCGGTGCGGTCCTGCCTGAGTGGCTTCATTGGGGCTATTCGTATTGGTTCTGGGAGGGCCTGTCCGTGCTGGCGGGTGCGGCGTTCGCGTTCGGCCTGGTGGCGGCGGCGGTGGGGTCCTTGTGCGTTTCACTGGGCACTTCGGATGGTGGGGGCGTCGATCCTGCTGAGCGGAGGTCGGGGGGGATGGGGGGACGCCCCCATGGTGGTCCTTCCCCTGCCCTGGGCCCTGTGAGTCGTCGCTGTCGCCTCCCGAGGGCGCGGGAAGGCCGCAGGCCGCGCGCCCGGGGCCGCGCGTAGCGCGGCCTAGATTTATCCATTAAACACTTTGGAACACGAGGCTTCTAAACCTACAAAAAGTTGAGGCCAGCACCTGCGGCAAACAGGTCTGGCCTCGTGGTCACAGCGAATAGGAGTCGCCATGGCGATAGCAATTTTGGATTGGAAGGGCAAGCCTGTCAAAACCTCGGACTTTGCCTCGGGCAGGGTTCGTGATGTACAGGTGGTGGAGATCAAGCGAACAGGTGCTTTTGCTGTTCGTGCCCATGACTTGGGTAACGGTCATCTTGAGATCACTGCATCCCGTCAACAGGTGGCCACGGAGTTGGATTGGTCAGCGTCGCGCATCCTCGATCACATGGAAATGGTGGATCGTCATCGCGAGCTGCACGAGGATGAGTACCGTCAGAAATGCATCACAGTTGCAGCAAACAGGGCCAAGACTCGTGTTCGCAAGCTGTGTAAGGCGATGGGTGCTGACACTCTTCTGACCCTTACCTATCGGTCCAATATGCAGGACCTGGCTCTCTGCAAAAAGCACCTTAAAGAGTTCGTGCGTCGGGTCACTCGTGAGCTACCTGATTTTGGTCTTGTGGCTGCGTTTGAGTACCAAGATCGTGGCGCTTTGCATGTGCATGCTGCGACGTGTCGTATCCCTAAGTTCTTTCACAAGGTGGCCTACTCAAAGCATGGTGTGCCGTCGTTGATCCGTACCAAAAGCTATGACCTTCTTCGTGCGATCTGGCGGTCGGTGACGAAAGAACATCAGGGCAATGTCGATGTGTCTCGTCGCAAGGGTGGTGAACGCTCCCCTGCTCGCATTGCTAGCTACATCGCTAAGTACATTTCCAAGGGCTATGCAGAGGGCGAAAAGTGGTCGAACAGGTGGACGAAATTCGGTGTGTCTGATGTTCCTAAGCCGCTTGATATGGGTACTGTCGATCGTCCTCTTGACATGGTGTCGGTCGCATACAGCCTCCTCTCTTCTGACCATGAGGTGGTTGGTAAGCCGATCTACAGTCATTTCGGTGATTGGCTCTACCTTGCTGCTGAGAAACCCATAAAAAAACCCGCTTTCGCGGGTTCTGTTACGGTGCATTAAGTCACAAAATTTTGTTCAAGAATCTCTTGACATAAGTGTCCTTGTATCTCACGTATTCAAGGTTTTGCACATTGTGCGGATTATCGAGAAAGGCAATGGGGCGCGATTTACGCGGCCATGGGGTCCGCACCGCATGCTGGACCAGATCCAAAGCCAGGGCCTCTTGGCCATCAGCTCCTGGCGCTCAACTTCAGTCCCGCGCGTCCAACCCGCCGTCAGTCGTCAGTTCCGCCCGCCGGAACCGCCGGCGCCGACGCAGCGCCTCGCTCATGCCATCGCGGACACCGGCCTTGATGACCAGGTACAGGAGCCAGCCCACGAGCGTGCCGGCGATCAGGATGGCTGCGAGCAAGGACATCTGCCATGCTAAGGCGCCGCCACCGAGCTGCTGGAGGGTGAATTGCAT